CCGAATTTACAATCGGTAGAAACGGAGCAACCTGTCGAACAATCGGAAGCCAGACCCGCCGTGCAAAGAGTCGCTTCCGCCAGCCCTGCTGGTCGGCAACAAACACGAGGCAACAAGCGTGGCGTTTCATTCTCTAAGTCAGAAATTGAACGTCTCCGTGGCCTGAAGCCACACAATATGTCTGAAGAGGCATGGTTGAAAAGAGTGGCAGCAGAAAAGCAAAAAATTGCAGCAAGGGAGGCAAGTTAATAATGGCTGAAACGAATAAAGCTCGCGCTTCGCGTGATTCCGAGACACACGATAAACAGGCTCGACGCAGACCATGGCGTCCAGTTCGTAAGTTAGAAACTCCCCCAGCACCTCCCGGTTACACCTTCCGGTGGATTCGGGAAAGCATGTTGGGACAAGAGGATCGAGCTAACGTTAGTCGCCGTTTACGGGAAGGATGGGAACTGGTTAAAGGTTCTGATCTCCCTCCAGAGTGGGAACTTCCCACGATGGATAACGGCAGGCATGCTGGAGTCATTTACAACGAGGGATTATTGCTGGCGAAAATTCCTATCGAAACGGTCGAAGAGCGGAATGATTACTATCAAACCAAAACTCAACAAGCCAAAGATGCGCTCGATAACACTATGTTTAACGAGACACGCGGCGACGCCCGTTACGTGAAGTATGACCCCCAGCGAGACTCCCAAGTAACTTTTGGCAGAAGGTAAAAAAGGAGTCCTTAAATGGCTAATAAAGATGCAGCCTTTGGATTACGCCCCTCTCGTATGATGGGTGGTGCTCCCTATTCTGGTGGCCAAAGTCGATATCGAATTGCCTCTGGTTATAGCGGCGTTGTCTTTCAAGGCGACCTCGTGAAGCAAGTAACCGGTGGCGGTATCGAACGAGCCGCAGCAGGAAGCGCTGTCCCCGTAGTCGGGGTGTTTAACGGGTGTCAATATACAGACCCCACAACCGGTGAGCAGGTCTTCAAGAACTACTACCCCGGTTCAGTCGCAGCCGCAGACATCATTGCGTTTGTAGTCGATGACCCTAATGTAGTTTTCGAAGTACAAGCCGATGATACGTTCCCTGTTGCTGACCTGTTTGGCAATTTTGACATTGTTGATCAGGCAACAACTGGTGACACGTCTTCAGGCCGCTCAAATGTGGAGCTTGATGTAACAACTGGTGCTACAACGACCACTTTGCCGTTGAAAGCAATCGATATATCTCAAGATCCTGATAACGATGACGTAGCAAGCGCTAACACCAATGTGATGGTTGTGATTCAGAACCATATCGCTGGTGTGAAGTCGGCTGGCTTGGCATAAGGAGGCTAAAACATGGCGATTTCACGCGCACAACTGGCGAAGGAACTTGAGCCGGGTTTAAACAGCCTCTTCGGGATGTCTTACGATTCTTATGATCGTGAGTATGAGGAAATCTTTGCTATAGAAGATTCTCAGCGTGCATTCGAGGAAGAGGTTCTGATCACCGGATTTGGTTCAGCGCCTGTAAAAACTGAAGGTCAAGGTGTTCAATTCGATAACGCTTCTGAAGGTTATTCAGCACGTTATACGCATGAAACCATTGCCTTGGCATTTTCTCTGACTGATGAAGCAGTGGAAGATAACCTTTATGACTCACTTGGTAAGCGATATGTGAAGGCTCTCGCCCGATCTATGGCTAACACCAAAGAGATCAAAGGTGCAGATGTCTTGAACAACGCTTTCTCTGGCTCTTTCACGGGCGGAGATGGAGTGTCATTGATCAACACTGCTCACCCACTGGCAGGTGGCGGCACTGCTGCTAACCGAGCTACGACCATGGCAGACCTCAACGAGACTTCTCTTGAGGACGCTTTGATTGACATCAGCACGTTCACAGACGATCGCGGTTTGACGATTTCGGTACAAGCTACCAAGCTCGTCGTTCCACCTCAGCTCGTCTTCGTTGCGGATCGAATCTTGAATTCACCGCTGCGATCAGGAACTGCTGACAATGATGTCAACGCAATCAAGAACACGGGCGTACTTCCCGGTGGTTACACTGTGAACCACTACCTGACGGACCCCGATGCGTTCTTCTTGTTGACTTCTGTCACTGAGCAAGGCGAAGGTCTGAAGATGTTCCAGCGCACAGGCATGGAAACATCAATGGAGCCTGACTTTTCAACTGGCAACCTGCGATATAAGGCGCGAGAGCGTTATTCGTTCGGTTTCTCAGATTGGAGAGGCATCTACGGCTCTCAAGGAGCCTAAAAAAAGGGGGCTTTTGCCCCCTTTCTTTTTTCTGTAATATCAATTTATCCCTGACAACCGCATGGGGCGGTTGACACTAGCCAAGACAGGAGATAACCAATGGCTACTACCACTTTTTCTGGTCCTATTAAATCAGGAACCATCAAACACAGCACTGGAACCACAGTAGGCACTGACGTTAAAAACGTTGGTTTCGTTAAAACTGCTCAAACTGCATCGTGGACGCAATCTACGACTGCTGCCGATACCGGTATCGTCGTTCCAGCAAACAGCCAAATCACCGAGATTATTATCTACATCACAACAGCTTGTGATGCTGCGAACATCTCGATGGGCACGTCTGCAACCTCTACTGAGCTTTTCACTGCTTTGGCGGCAGGAACCGCAGCTAACGTAATTCATCATGGTGCTGATGGCACGATTACGGATGCGGACACTTGGGTTGATATTGGTACTGCGGATCTTCCCATCTACATTGATTTTTCTGCTGGAACTTCTGGTGCTGGTTACGTAACGGTTGAGTACATCCAAGGCATCAACAACGCCTAATAGGAGGTCGCCGTGGCTGATTCAGTAACAAGCCAAACCATACAAGACGGCGAAAGAAAGGCCGTCATGCGCTTCACCAATATCTCTGACGGTACTGGTGAAAGCGCGGTTGTGAAGGTTGACGTATCTGCGCTTAGCTCAAACTCTGCGGGAGATGCTTGCACAGAGGTTTCTGTTGCAAAGATATGGTGGCAATGTGTTGGTATGGGTGTCGAGCTTTTGAACGACGCTACTGCTGACACGTTGATTATCGGACTTTCTCCTGACAGCAACGGTTATCACGATTACTCTGATTTTACCGGCATCCCCAATAACGCGGGTGCTGGTAAGACCGGAGACATCGTGTTTACCACGATTGGTGCAAGCAACACTGACACCTACACAGTCATTTTGGAACTGATCAAAAAGTACGACTAATGGCCAGATCTAAAGACGCAAAAAGAACCGAAGGCGGACGAATCACTTATCGAGGTGAATCGTTC